ACCAGACTTGCCTAACCCGCAAGACAGGTATGAACGGCTGACGGTAGCCCAGACAAACGAGCGTCTTAGAACCTTCTTTTTGAGGGTTAGAAACGCATTTCAGGCATTGCTTGGACCTCGTGGCGGCAAGTACCTGAACAGCCCTTACGGGGCGTTTCAGGACTCCACAGACCAGACAGACGGGTCAACTGCGGTTGCCTACTATATGCGTCTGAACACGACAGATTACAGCAATGGCGTGAGTGTTTCATCGCGCGCTGCTGTCGTGACGGGTTCAATTGCCACCACGACATTGACGGTTTCAGCAGTTACATCAGGCTCGATTTATCCATCGATGCAGATTACAGGAACTGGTGTAACTGCTGGAACTCGCATCGTTTCTCAGTTGACAGGCACAACTGGTGGCGCTGGAACTTACACAGTCAATCAATCACAGACTGTTAGCAGCACCACGATTACAGGTGATTTGCCTTCAAAGATTGTTGTGACGCAAGGCGGGATGTACAACCTGCAATTCAGCGCACAGTTTGTCAATAGCACCAATGATGTGCAAGACATTGACATCTGGTTCAGGATTAACGGCACGAATGTGGACAACTCAAACAGCAGGTTTAGCATTCCTGCGCGTAAGAGTACAGGCTCAAACAGCCACCTGATTGCAGCCATGAACTTTGTCATCAACTTGAGCGAAAACGACTATGTGGAGATCATGTGGCGCGTTAGCGACTCAGGTGTAAGCCTTGAACAATTCGCTGCTGTGAGCGCCAGCGGCTCGTCTCCAGCAATACCAGCAACACCGTCAATCATTGTGACGCTTGCCTATATGTCCAACCTATCAGCATAATCAGACTATGGCACTCATTCCTCTTAATATCCCTGCTGGTGTTTACCGTAACGGCACAGAATACCAATCCAAAGGCAGATACTTCGATGCAAACCTCGTTCGCTGGTTTGAGGGAACTTTGCGTCCTTTGGGTGGGTGGCGTAAGAAGTCAGAAAGCCAGATGACAGGCAAATGCCGTGGCTTGATTACTTGGCGTGACAACTCAGCAGATCGCTGGATTGCTGCTGGCACGCACTCCAAGCTGTACGCAATGAACGAGGCTGGAACTCTCAAGGACATTACGCCTACGACCTTCACAGCTGGCATTGCTGACGCAGCCACAAAGACAGGTTACGGGTATTCGACTTATGGCTCTTACGCCTTCGGTGTGGCTCGTCCTGACAACGGTTCTGTGACACCTGCAACGACTTGGACGCTAGACACTTGGGGTGAGTATCTCGTTGCCTGTTCGTCTGCTGACGGTCAACTGTTGGAGTGGCAGCTAGGCTTTTCAACGCCAACCAAAGCTGTTGCCATTACCAATGCACCGACTTCATGCGCTGCCGTGATGACCACGGCTGAACGCTTTGTCTTTGCTTTAGGCGCTAGTGGAAACCCTAGAATGGTGAAGTGGTGCGATCAGGAAGACAACACAACTTGGACACCTTCAACCACGAATCAGGCTGGTGACTTTGAGTTGCAGACTGTTGGCTCGTTGAAGACAGGTAAGCGCGTCAGGGGTGTAAACCTGCTGTTTACAGATGTTGATGTCCATGTCTCGACCTACATTGGTTTGCCTTATGTCTACTCGTTTGAGAAGGCTGGTTCAGGCTGTGGCGTGATCTCGTCTCAGGCTGTGGGTGCAATTGACACGGCTGCGATCTGGATGTCTCGTTCAGGATTCTGGATTTATGACGGCTATGTCAAGCCTTTGGTGTCTGAGGTAGGCGATTATGTCTTCCAGAACATGAACTACAACCAATGCAGCAAGGTGTATTGCGTCCATAACTCTAAGTATGGCGAGTTGACTTGGTTCTATCCTTCTGCTCAGTCAAACGAAAACGACTCGTATGTGACCTATAACTACCGCGAGAATCATTGGTCAATTGGTCAGATGTCTCGGACTGCTGGAACAGATCGAGGTGTCTTCCTTGACCCGTTGATGGTGTCTTCTGACGGTTATGTCTACGAGCATGAGGTCGGCTACAACTACGATGGCGCTACGCCTTACGCCGAGACAGGACCGATTGAGATCGGTAACGGTGACAATGTGATGGCTGTGACTAGGGTGCTGCCAGACGAGCAGACTTTAGGCGAGGTCGTGGTGTCGTTTAAGACTAGGATGTACCCGACTTCGGACGAAACTACTTACGGTCCATATACCGCAGCGCAGCCGACAGATGTGCGGTTTTCTGCCCGTCAAGTCAAGGTGCGCTACACAGGTGCAATTTTGGGTGATTGGCGAGTTGGCGTGAACCGTTTGGATGCGTTAGCGTCTGGTCAGCGGTGATGCGCTATTGACTTGCCAAAGGCTTAGAATTAGTGCAAGAAAAAAGCAAAGTCCCAGTTATCCTGAAGGATGACTACACGGTCTACTTAGAGCTGTTTGACAATCGTTTATGGTTTCATACGGACATCAAGAGATGGACCGCAAACACCAAAAAACGCTACCAGACAGACCTATCTTGCTTAGAAGGATTGGTCGGCTGTCCTATGTTTGCTCTCATTCGTGAGGAAAACAAGAAACTCGCAAAGTTCGCTGAGACTTTCGGGTGGCATAGGAAAGCAGAGATTATGTGTTTGGATGGCTCAAGAGCCTACATCTACTCTAACAAAGAGTAAAAGGAGTCTATATGGGTGGCGTTGTAAGCGATGTTGTTGGTGGTGTTGGCGATCTAGTTGGCGGTGCAGTTGATACTGTTAGCGATGTCGCTAGTTCTGATCTAGGCAAGGCTGCATTGATTGGTGGCGCTCTTTACGCTACTGGCGGCTTGAGTGGTCTTGGCGGTGCAGGTTCTGCTGGACTGACAGGCGTTGACGCTGCAATGGCTGACTTGGCTGCTGGCTCTTCAGGCTTCGGTGCTGCTGGTGGTGCTGGACTTCTTGGTGGCTTAGGTAGCACATTAGGTGGTTTATCAACTGCCCAAAAGCTAGGTTTAGGCGCTGGTGCTTTAGCTCTTGGCGGTGGACTTGGTGGCAATAAGCCAACATCAAGCACAACCACAACTTCAATTGACCCTGAGATGAAGGCTGCTTACTTACGCAATCTTGAAGAAGCACGCACAACTGCTGCTGGTTTGGGTGAGAAAAAGTTTGAGGACTTCACGGCTCAATATGGAACAGCAGAGCAGCAATTGCAAAGCCTTGGGCTTGGTGGTGTTGGTCAGCAAACTACAAATGAGGCAGTACGCAGATCAATGCTTGAGGCTGGTTATACGCCACAACAGACATCTGAATTTATGTCTGCTTACCGCAACCCGTTTGAAGAGCAAGTCGTGCAGGGCGCTTTGGGTGACATCGAGCGTCAACGCAGAATGGCACAGCAAGCGGGTCAAACCAGAGCAACTGCTGCAAGAGCATTTGGCGGTTCGCGTCAAGCTGTTGCAGAGGCTTTGGCTAACGAGGACTTCACACGACAGGCAGCTAACACGGCTGCTCAGTTGCGCTCACAAGGCTTTATGAATGCTGCACAGTTGGGTCAAGCAGATGCTGCTCGTATGTTGCAAGGAGCTCAATTGCGTCAGTCTGCTATCGGTCAGCTTGGTGCTTTAGGAGCACAACAGCAAAACCTTGGCATGACAGGCGCACAAGCTGTGATGAATGCACAGCAGCAGCGTCAAGCCTTGGCGCAAGCCCGTTTGGATGCTGCTCGTAACCTTGAGCTTGAGCGTCTTGGCATTCGCCAATCTGCTTTAGGTATGCAACCAGCTAACTTAGGCGGCACTACAACTTCACCAATCTATCGCAACACAGGTGCATCTGCTCTTGGCGGTGCATTGTCTGGCGGTATGTTGGGCAACTTGATTGGCGGTCCAACTGGTGCGCTTTACGGTGCATTAGGTGGCGGTACTTTGGGCTTGTTGGGTTAAGGATTAAAAGATGGCTACAACTCAAGACTTTGGTGGTTTGCTGTTTGGCATGGGTGGCTCTGGACTTGAAGAGTACCTGACACCACAACAAACTCAAGGCATTCAGAACCAAGCAATGCTGCAAGCAGCGGCTGCTTTGCTGTCTGCTGGTGGTCCTAGCGCACGACCTGTTTCTCTAGGTCAGGCTCTTGGCGGTGCTTTGCAAGCTGGTACTGAAGGATACGCAAGAGCACAGCAAGGTGCATTGTCAAATCTCTTGGCTCGTCAGAAACTGGAAGAGGCTCAAAGCACAAGGAATCTTCGCAGATTGCTTTTAGGTGGCGCTGCTCCGCAAACTGCTGCACAA